ATGACGGACTCGGACTAACTAACCGTCACCTCGCATTAAAGTTTGCGATAACTATACTACATTGTTCACACGTGATGCCATCTCTTGTACTAACACCCCTGCTTTCCGCCGATGGACGTACCACATGATCCCCATATTCATGCATGCTCAAACTACTATCAAGTCCTAAAGGCGTTTGGATTGACTGGACACTCTCTGGCGCATTTCTTTGCGTCGGCGCCAATCTTGACCTACCTACCCTGAACCATGACAGGAGAGCAGCAAAAGAATGTATTATGCATTGTGCAAAGCCTGGAAGAAACACCATTGTCTTCCTAACTTCTTTGATTTATTTGTAAACTGTGACTGGTGAGGTCAAACTTGCGATGGGGGATGCTCGTTAAGCACCACAGTATTAAATACGCTGCCCCGTGACTAATGCCACTATAACTCACATAGGGGGGATCGTTAATCCCCGGCCGAAACCTGTTGCCTTATACCTGAACCACTAAAGGAGCTTGCCCACCATGGTGCCTAGGCCGGGGAAGAAACTGTTCCCGACCGTCTCGACAGCACACCGGAATGACGGCATGGCAGCCACGTCTTTGATGACGTTCATCCAACCAACCGGATCCACAGCAATGCCGGTGGTATCCGAGCCAATGACGGCGTTGGCGGTGGACGACACAACAGGTATGCCCTCAAGATGGTAAACCAATTCAATGTCCAGCATGCTAGTGGACGCCGGACAGCCAGTGGCTGCAATCACAACCGTCTCTAGACCACCCACAGCTAAGTAGGCGGGATTACCAGCACTAACGAAAGTGGCACTGGTCTGGTTAGTGATGCCGTACCCGGGACCCAAATCGGTGGTCTCGCGAAACATGAACGCACTTGGCGAGCAAATCTTGGGACACACTTCCATTGGACGCTCGCTCACGTTGATGAGCGAAGACTCGGCGGTGTTGGGAAGACCGGGCAACGCACTGACAGAAACAACATTGGAAGCCGTAGGAACACCGTACGACAAAAGCGTGTTGGTGACCGTCATTGCGGCATTGTTGGAATTGGGATTCTGACCACCAACTGAGGTGCTAGAATTCAACCAACCCTCAGTAGGCAACGTTGCGATGGTGAGAGAACCGCTGTTGGTGGTCATGGACGCGATGCCGATGATCTTAACACCATACCCAACAATACGATAATTGGTAAGTTGGGCGGACAACGATGCTGTAGTGGTGAACACCGTAGAATTCGCTACGGTACCACCATCAAGGGTGGACCAGGTACCGCCTCCAACAACACTACCACGTGGGGACATGGCGTGAAGGAACGCGGATGGTACGATAACCACATCACATTCACCACTGGAATTACTGACCAGTGTGAACTTACGAGTGATGTGGCGAGTGGCCGAAGCGACGGAGTACATGTCAGGGACACGTGCACCTTGCGCTAATGCGCTGAACGGCTGACTCAGGCATGCTCGATACGTCGACAATGGCGACGGAGAGTTAGACTTTACCCTCTGAATGGTGACCTTCTTCTTCTGCTTCGGACGAATGATCACTTGCTTTCCTGAACGCTTTGCAACAACCATTGGGATGATGTTACTGTACTAATACTGTGGGATATGGATGTATGTCGTATTTTGAATCTGCACGGCTGACACTTCAACAGACACCTCAGTGCTGATCTGGTACTGATCGTAGTATTGTTCCAAATCTATCTGAGCACAAGGTGTGATGCCAGTCGCTATCCAGAAGCTAAACCTCTCCCTAGCTCCTATCTCTCGTACATCGTAGCTGAGCGTTCCCATGCGCTCAAATTGCCCACTGTTCTTGTAAATGCTTTGAATTAGTCCTCTAGAAGGGTTGCGGCCTTGGCCGCACCGCCGGTAACACCGGTAGAAGGACTGCATAACTGGAACACCGGTGGACAAACTACCCCCACACATGCCCACTGCTGCCATCCAGGACTCAATCTCGCGAGGTGTATTAGCTGGAACTAAACACATTGAATCCTTGACAAGTACAGTGGGGAGGGAACGGCACATCACGTACTCCATGCCGTTCCACACCGGATGCGATTGGCAAAACTCCACGGCCTCAAAATCCGTGACAGTCGCCTCAACATCCATGCGAAAACCTTTTCGCGCGAACCAAGCCTCCAACCCTTCAACGAAGGTGACCGCGTCTTCCTCTTCCAGGAACACAACGCAATCATCGCCATTGTTGGCTAGCTCGACTCGCACACCGACGCTTTTCGCCCACGTCCACACCAAGGCACACATGATCAGGCAATTCCCCAAAGCCGTGTTCATGTCTCCACTGAACCGAATTCCGTCGATCGAAAACTTAAGATCGCCATCGGCACAGTACCCTCTTCCCTCATTGGCAATTTGTCGCTCCAACAAGGTACGCAGTTTCGGGTCATTTCGAAACATGCTCAAATAGACTCCATGTTCCATCCTTAGTGCAGGGACGGAAACATGCATATCGAATTTCTTGGCATCCAAGCCAACGCAAGCGGGGGTCGCGAAACGCTCCCACTTGTTGTGTAAGATCGACGCCGTCTGGACAGCATTGAAGCCCTTGATGACGGTCGGTCCACTTCCTTCGTGGACCTCATTGAAGACCTTGGCGATACTCCGATATATGCGATGTTCTATTTGTTTAACGTACTTTCCAACGAGTAGGTTATATCTTGGGTCCCGGGGCTGAATGCACCGCGG